CCATCGGGCGCATAGATCCCGACGTCGAGATTGCCGGAGACCACCGTCCCATTGACGACCCACATCGACGACATGGGAAATGGATCGTAAATACAAATCGGGAAAAAGAGAGCGAGGTTCGTCAATGGCCATGTAGCACTTGCAGAACCGGTTCCCATAACAAGGAAGCCATAGATATCAGGTAAAAACGGAGAGACGAAGCTCCCATGGTTCTCTTGGCCAAATTTCATTCAGACCACCAGCGACCGCAGCGAGAGACCGAAATACGGCAGGACCGCCGCCGAGAATGGCGCAGGCGTCGCCGACGCGGGGAGCGGGAACGCCGCCGCCTGCTGCGCGCAGCCCATCCCCTTGCAGAGTTGCAGCGGTGGGGCGGACGCCAGGAACGTCGCCGCTGCCGACGAGGCCGCCAGCGCCATGTAGTAGCGCCCGACCCCGAGCGTGACGTCGGCGATATCGACCTCCTGGAGCACGCTCACCCCGGCCTGCGCGACCGAGCCCATCGAGACGACCCGCGACCCCGACTCGTCGTAGATCCCGACGTCCACGTTCCCCGCTACCGTCGCGCCGTTCGCCCAGAACATCTTCCGCACCAGCGCGGGCTTCGGGACCACGAACGGCACGACGCGGGCGAGGTTCGCCGTCGCCCACGCGGTCGAGACCGGTGCAGCCAGGGAGAGCGCGGCCAGCTCGGCGCCGAGCGACCCGGCCGACCAGGGCGTCACGAGTACCGAGAGCATCGGACCCGGTCCTGGCGCGGCGTCGGCTCCGACAACCGACCCGAGCACGAGGCTCTGCCCAACGAAGAGCGCGAGCTTCGCGGCGATGCCGGCCGCGTTGAGCTTCCGGTTGACCCTGCCCTGCACGAGCGCGATGAGCGCGGCCTGCGTCTGCGCTCCAGCGAGTTCCACGTCGGTCAGCGTGACGTAGTAGTCCGAATTATTGCCCGCTCCGGGATCAGGCGAGACGAAGTGCAGCCTGATGCCGTCGTCGGTGACCTCATAGTCCGTGAACTGCAAGGTCGCGGTGGGGTTGATGCTCATAATGCGTCCTTCCTGTTCATGTGGTCGGCTCCTTACGCTCCACCGGGAGCGGCACCCAGCCCTTCTGGTTCGCGTCGAACTGCCAGACCTGCCCGTCCTCATCGAGCGCGGTGATCGCGTTGATGATCTGGAGGCCGCCCGTTTGCTGCCCGAGGATCATCCCGCCGGGGACGACAACGCCGACCATTGCGGTGGCGATCTGGATGAGTTTGGCGCCGGCGCCCATGATGGTTGTCCGCTCAGACGGGAAGCAGCATGAACCGGAGGACGCGCCCCTGCTCCGATGGCGCCCACTCGACCACGATGGGCCCGCCGGTCGTCCCCTGGCGGCCCAGCGCATAAAAGGCAAGCAGCGGCGACAGCCGGTCGCTGCCGGCCTCACGGAAGAGCACGGCCCCGCCGATGCGCTCGCCGGGCTCAAGCTCACCGAACGCGAGATCGGGGGCGTCAAGATAGACGCCGCCCATGGCCGCATCCTCGATCAACCGGCGGCCCGCGAGCGGTTGCCGCGCGTAGCCGTCGACCGTGAGCTCGTGGGCCCTGGGGCTCGCCGCCGTCTCGTCGTCCACGACGGTATGCGCAGCGAGGGGCCAATAGCTTGGCTGTACGAGCAGGACGCGAAGATCCGCCGTCTCGATGTTGATGCGGGCGAGCTCGGCCAGGCCACCGAGGTAGACGAGGGGCGCCTCAACCATCGCCGGGCCGCTGTTCGTCCGGCCATGACCGCGTCCCGAGCGCCCGCCCCGCAGCATCCCGCACGAGCTGGAGGGGCCGAGGGCCTTTCGGCCCCTCGACCGTGATCGCGATCGGCCGCGTGACCGCCGCGGTCGCGAGCGCAAGGAGCATCTGCCCGTCCGCATTGGTGGCCGGCACGGACGGCGGCGGCGTGACCGTGGCGATGGCCGCGCCGTTCTGCTGGGTCCGGCGGGCATCGGAATCGTAGACGAGGCCCAGCGTATCGGCCCGCGCATTGTCCTCCGCATTCTCGGCGTCCAGGCGCTCGACGTCATCCCCCAGCTCGCTCACGGCCTGCCGGCGGGAGGTCAGCCCGGCCCGGATCTCGTCACGGCGCGCCTGCACGTCCTGCACCGGATTGAGATACGGCCAGCGCTGCGGCGTCCAGTCGGCGCTGGCATACTCCCCGGGCGCGTCGAAATATCCGGCGGGCACGTCGAGCGCACCCGCGAGCACGGCCCGGTCCCACCAGGCCTGCCAGATCGGGCGGCAGAACTGGAACACGACGATCTGATGCTGCCACTGCTCGACCCGGCGGCGGAACTCGTTGAGAATCATCCGCGCCGTGCGATCGTTGACGGCGGACAGATCCCCCGAGAGGATCTCGTAGGGCACGTCCGTCGCGACGCCGACCGCGCGGAGCGTCTGCCGCATGAAGCTCTCGTAGGTATCCGGAACGCCGGGCGGCGTCGCAAAGGTCATGTCCTCGCCGGGCGCCAGCTCCTGCACGGTGCCGGGCTCCATGCCGAACATCGGCAGGCCGTTCCCATCGGCGTCCGCCGCCCGGCCCGTCAGCGGGTCAATCGTCTCATCGGCGGGGAGTCCGGCGCGCTTGAGGAACGCCATGAAGAGATTCTTGAGCTTTTGGCTGAGCAGCGTCGCATCGCTCAATTCATCGCGATCCCGGAGCAGCGTGAGCGCTTGCGTCAGGATGGGAATGCCGCGGAGCTGGCCGGGGCGAAGCGGATCGTACAGATGCACCACGCTCTCGGCCGGCACCCGGACGAGCTGCGACACGTCCACGTCCTGGACATCGCCGGGCCGCGAGCGATAGAAATGGTAGGCCAGCCGCTGGCCGATCGGCCCGAACTCGACCCCGGCGCGGATGCGATTGCCGGCCGCAGTGACGGCGGTGTAGTCGAGCGGGCACAGATCCGGCTCGAGGAGCTGGATCTGGAAGGGCACGGTCAAGCCGTCGGACGGCAGCCGCGGCCGGAGGCGGGCGAAGCATTCCCCCCGCGTCATCCACGTGGCGACGGCCTGCGCCTGCTGGCCATAGAAATCGAGCAGCCCATCGGCGTCACTCTCGTCCGTCCAGCGCAGCCACAGCTCCTGGGCGCGGGCCCGCAGGACGGGGTCGTCGACACCGCAGAGCGGCTTGATCCCGGTGCCAATGATGTTCGCCGTGAGCCGGGAGATGACGCCTTTGGCATACCCGTCATTGCGGACAGCCGCGGCCGAGCGGTTCCGGAGTGTCCAGAGGCTCCCCAGCACCGCGTCGTTCGGGCCGACACCTGGGGCGAACCAGCCCCTCGACCGCCGGCCTTGCCCGGCGCCCTGGTAGGCCGTGGAGGCGGCGAGGAACCCGCCAGGGGCCTCCGCGCGGGGCCGGAAGGCCAGAGGGCTCACGGCCGCGCGATCATACCCGGTACGCCGCACGGGGGCCCGGCGGGGAGCCATCTAGAGGCCCTTCGAGGACTGATAGCCCAGGCGCTGCTTGGGCCGCGGCGTGCCGGTGGCCGCGTCCACTTCGGCCTGCATAACGCTCAAAAGCCGGAGCTTCTCGTCGAGAGAGGCGAAGGTCACCGTGCGATCGCCGAAGCTCACGCTTTTCTGATCGCCCGACTCGGCAATGTTGGCCTTCAGCAGATCGATGTCGCCCTGAGACCAGGCCACGGTCACATCCCCGTCGTCCGCGCAAGCGTCGGCAGCGGCGGCCGCCAGTTCATGCGGGCAGGATAGGGCCGAGTGGCCGTGGGCTATGTCCCCGGACATAGCCCGGGCTATGTCCCTTGGAACAGCTCAAAGATTTTTCTTGACGTGATTCAAAAAACGAAGGGCGGACTACTCGGCGGCGGCGAAGCGAGCGAGGATCACGCGGAGCTGATGCAGGTCGGCCTCGCTCAGAACTCGAAGCCTGTAACCCTTCCGCGGGACTCGTCGATAGACGGGCTCGAATTCGTCCTGGAACTCCGACAACAGGTTCCGAAGCGATTTGATATCAACCGCCAGCGCCCCACATGCGTCGACAAGAAGCAGCGTATGTTCACGAGAAAGGTCCGTCGGCGCGGGAGGCAGCGGTCCGATATCGAAGAACCGCGCGTAGCCAAATGGCGGCCGGAGCGCCCGCTCCTTCGGCGCGGCATTGTAGGGAGGCCGAAGGGTACGAATCAACTCCGCCTCGATGGCGAGCGCCTCGGGCCGAGTCTCGTACCAGGTGAGTTCGAGGCGCACGGCTTCCAAAAACATCGTTGGCCGCTCCATCCCATGCGCGACCCAGCGCTTGGCCCAATCGCCGGAGATGCCTACGTACAGCAACCGCCCGGAGGCGTCGAAGGCTCGGTAGACGCAGGTTCGGTCCCCGAAGACGGAAGCCCGCGGCACGATAGGTTCTTTGGCGGGCCCCTCTGTCCCTCGAAAGTCCTGCCGGTCGTCGCCCCACATGATCTGCCGTAACCGCTCCACCGTATCCCGCGAGATAACGGTGACCGCCCGATCTACTCCGCGCGCGTCGTGGATTCGCGCGACGCCCCGTGGCAGCTTCTCTCGGGCCAGAGTATTCCTGACCGTCTTCACCGCTCGCCGCAAACTGGCTGCGGCCTCGAGGAGCGTGAATTGTTCGCGGGCGGTCGGTGTGCCCGTCACTGGGTCAGATACCCGCTGCGCGCCGCGCGGCGGATGGAGGCTGGAGGGCGCGGGGGGTCCGGGGGGGCCGGCGCCCCAGATGCCACGGCCGTCGCGGCGGCGGCGCGCTGCCCAGCCGCCTCGCGGATGCGCGCCAGCATTTGGGACACATTCGGGTTCAGCCACCGGAAGGCCGCGTAGGCATAGACGGCGCAGTCCAGCGCGTGGTTGTCGCGGATCTGCACCCAATACTGGATAGCGATGCCGGTCTTCCTGTCGTGGTGCGTCTCGAGCTGTTCTGCCGTGAGTTGCGCGAAGAATCGCTCGTCTACCTCGAGCGGGAAATGCCAGACACCCGGGGCGCCGGCACCCGGGATGGGTTCGAGATAACCGAGGCTCGACAAGAGCGTTGTCTTGGCGTCGTCCGTGTTCACCGTGTAGAGCGGGACCGGGCGCGGGTGATCGCCCCACCGCTTCGCCGCGCCCGTGCTCACGATGGGCTTGCCACGCAACCCGGAGCGGCCGATGATCGCCGCGATGCGCCGATGCTGGTGCGCCAGCACGAACTGATAGACCTCATCGGTACGATGCCCGCCCGAATCGATCATCACGGCATGGATGGGGAGATCCACCCCGAGCGCATGGTGGTACTTGCGGTCGAGCACCTCACGGAGGCTCGCTTTCGTCTCGGGCAACTTTGGATCGCCGGGGACCGTGTGCCAGTCCAGGACCCATTTCTCCTCGCCAGGGCCGAAGCCGAGGACCAGGACCTCGAAGCGATCATCTTGCGTGTCGACGCCGGCGACGAGGCAGCCGACCCGCTCGGGCGCCTCGATGCCCTCGCCATAGGATTGCCGACGGCCCAGGAGCGATCCGGGCTCGACGCGGTACGTTTGCTCCTCAAAGGGCTCACCGAGCATTGTGTTCACGAAGACGCGGAGCGCCTCGCGCCCGCGCCCCTGCGTGCTGAGCCACCGCGCCACGAGGGCCTGAAGCGACACCCAGGGCGAGTAGGCCGCCCACACATGAAACCCCACAAGGCCCGCCTCCTTCGCGGTGGCCGTCGCCCGCCACTCGCCGCGTGCAAGGAGCTTCCCGCGTGCCGCATTGTCGATGACCGCCCCGCATCCGCCCTGCTCCGGCGCCGGGCATTCGAGTCGCGCCGTGGCGGGATCATGCTCGTCATACACCACCCGGATATGGCCCTGCGTGTTCCAAGTCCAGTAATCCATCCGCGCGCACTGTGGGCAGGGAACGAAGTACCGACGTTGATCGCTGCGCTGATACCACGCATCCATGCGGCCACCCCGGATTGTCGGCGTCGAGACGAGGATCGTGCGGCCGTTCCAGAATGTGGTCGTGCGGTTCATGCCGAGCTCGACCTGATCGCCCTCATCCCGCAACGGCGGGCCCCAGCCGTCGACGTCATCCCCGATGAACAACCGCACTGCCCGGCGCCGAAAGCTGGTTGCGCTGTTCGCGCCGGCGAGGGCCAAGAAGCCCGCCGTGAACCGCTTCAGCCGCAACGTGCTCTCGGCGCCCGGCCCGCGGCCCGACGGGACCCGGGCCGCCAGCGCGTGCGTTGAGGCGATCATGGGCTCGAGATTATTTTTGGCGTAGTCCTCGGCCAACTCGATCGTAGGCAGCGCCAGCAAGATCCCGCAGGGGTCGTGGGCGATGTGATACCCCACCACGTTGTTAAGCGCCTCGGAGCCCCCGAGCTGATGCGCCTTCATGACGACGATGTGGCGCGCGGCCGGCTCGAGGACGGCGTCCATGATCCCGGCCAGATAAGGCGTGCGACTGGTGTGCCATCGCCCGGGTTCCGCACTCGTATCTGGCAGGACCCGCTCGAGATCAGCCCATGCGGACACCGAGAGCAGCGGCGGCGGCGCAAAGGCGGCATAGGTCTGGCTGACAAGGGCGTCGAGAGTCGAACTCATCGCCGCGTTCGCTTCCCGCGCTCACGGGCTCGCGCGGCCGGTGGGCCGGTCTGGCCGCTACTGAGCTCCGCGAGAGCTTCGACGATATGTTGCCGGAGGAGCGCCTCAATCTCGGGCGCCGACTCGATCGTGAGCAGGCGCGCCGCGAGGGCGCGGGGGAGCGCGAGCAGCTTTGATTTCGCCGCGATCACGAGCTGCGCCCAGGCCCGCTTGATCTCATCAGCCGGGACGAGGGCGCCCCCTCGAGACGCGAGCATCTGCTCCGCCAGTTCTGCTTGCGCCCGATCCTTCCGTGCGCGCTCAGCCGCTGGATCGAGCCCGCCCTCTCCCGTCCCTCGGGCCCTGGCCACTTCGCGGGCCACGTGCCATGCCACGACAGCCGCTTGGGCGTATTTTGAGGCTTTCCCGGGTTTGCCGGGCTCGGCGACCGGCAGGCCCTCGAGCTCCCACTTGCTGATCCTAGTCGGACTCTTCACGCTGAGCAGCTCCGCGACCTGCGGGCGTTCGAGCAACGGGAGCGGGGCGGGCGTGGCCATTCGCTAGTCCGTCAGCTCGAGCCTCTTCGGCGCCCCAGGAGACGGTCCCAGTCCGTATTTGATCTCTAGTTCCTTGACCTTCAGCATCTTGCCGAT